AGTCAAGAAATTCGACGCGTCTCGTTCTGACCAAAACATGGCAGAATTTCGACGGATGTCTCGTTTACTTTGGAGCGAGGTTCTACAGAGAGTCGATAACGATCTCTTTGCAGAACACCAAGGACCCAGGATTTCTGATCCTGAATGGCCCTACCTTGTCCCAAAGCACGGCCCTGGTGCCACCGCCGATCGAAAGACCGGCAACCGCAAATATGAATTTGCGGAATGGAGCCAGCGGTTGGAAGCGACGTTCCCTTATGGGGAATATGCGCTTCCGAATTGGCGGTATCACAACCGCCTTGACCGTGTTGACTTTCTCGAACCTGGAATGGAACGCCCTGTTCGGGTCATTACCGTTCCTAAGACGCTGAAGTCACCTCGTATCATTGCAATTGAGCCATCCTACATGCAGTATATGCAGCAGGGTGTCTCTGCGATGATCGTGGACTCTATTCATCGCGATCATGTGATGGGTAGAGTTGTCGGATTCGATGACCAGTGGCGTAACAACCACTTGGCCGCTGAGGGCTCTCTTACCAAGAGCCTAGCAACACTCGATTTGAGTGAAGCTTCCGACCGTGTCTCCAATCAGCTTGTCCGCGCCATGGTGGAACCTTGGTCTCACGTAAGTGAAGCCTTGGATGCCACTAGGTCTAGACGTGCTGATGTGCCTGGCCATGGCGTTATTCGCCTGGCCAAGTTCGCATCTATGGGTTCAGCCCTCACTTTTCCTGTGGAGGCGATGGTCTTTGCGACTGTCGTCTTCCTAGGGATTGAGAAGGGCTCAGCTCGCCAGCTCTCACGCAGCGATGTTCGTATGCTGCGTAAGCGGGTGCGCGTCTACGGAGACGATATTATTGTCCCCGTGGAATTCGCTCATGACGTGATTGCGAGCCTTGAAACGTTCGGCTTCAAGGTTAACTCAAACAAGTCTTTCTGGACTGGTTCGTTCAGAGAGTCTTGCGGAAGGGAGTACTACGCGGGCCACGATGTATCTGTGGTCCGTGTCCGGTCGGCCGTTGTTCATGGCCGTAACTGGGAACTTCCCTCGTCACGTCGGTTCGTTCGGGAGACCGAGTCGACCGTTGCACTCCGGAACAGGTTTTACCTGAACGGTTTGTGGCGGACGGCCGCGTGGCTTGATGAGTGGAACCGAACCCTTTTGGGGGGCTGGTATCCCACTCTCGAAGTCACATCGCCTTCTCAATGGGAAGAAAAGGCGCCTAGGTCTTCTGTGCTGGGTCGTTGGACTGTCTTGCCCTACAGGTGGGATGAAAATCCTCCTGAAGTGCTGGACCGCGACACCCAAGCCCCAATGGTAAAGGGCTGGGTGCTCCAATCCCTGTTGCCGGCTTCGCCGGTGTCGGGAGTAGGAGCCTTGCTCAAGGTGCTGAGCCCACGAAAGGTAGAACCCTTCGAGGATCCTCATCACCTAGAACGAGCTGGACGACCGGATGCCGTCCGCATGAAGCTCCGGAGGACCCGGATCTGATATAGATCCGGTGCGGCACAATCCTAAGTGCCGTGTGGAGATCCGTAAGCGGTCTCTCCACTTGACAATGCT